ATGTTCAGCATCAGGCAGGTCGCACAGATATTTACCAACAGCCACTTCCATCTTATATTCAAATAACTTTATTGGCATTAAGCGGTCAAACTTTACCTTTTGACATAAATGACAGTTTAGATTTACAAGTCAAAGATAGTTCAGGAACTTATGTAAGTTTATTTGGTGGCGATATTACTGACATCACTGTTGCAGTTGGTGCTACTGGATCAATAGCGACAGTAATTGAATACACTCTTATTGCTATGGGTTCACTTGCTAAATTAACCAAAGAAATCTGGAATGATAATATTAGCCAAGACGAAGACGGCAACCAAATCTATGAGGTTTTGAGTAGCGTGTTGCTGGGTCAATGGAATCAAGTGCCAGCAGCTACACAATGGCAAACTTATGAAGCAACAACACAATGGCAAGATGCAGAAAACTTAGGATTAGGCGAAATAGATCAGCCGGGCCTTTACACAATGTCTGCTCAATCAACCACTGTTGACACCATTTACAATGTTGTTTCTGCAATAGCCAATTCAGCCTTTGGATATATTTATGAAGCCAATAATGGAGATATTGGATATGCTGATGCCGACCACAGACAGAATTATCTATTGAACAATGGATATGTTGAATTAGATGCTGGACATGCTTTAGGTGCTGGCTTATCTACAATCATGCGCTCTGCCGATGTTAGAAATGACATTTATCTAAATTATGGCAACAATTACAATAGCCAAGTTACAGCTACCGATGCCACATCAATTTCAACTTATGGCTATAAAGCTGAAACGATAAATTCTTTGGTTCATGGAGCTGTCGATGCTCAATTGATCGCTGATCGCTACATAGACCAAAGAGCTTACCCACAGCCAGCATTCCAATCCATAACATTTCCAATAACAAACTCTGAGATAGATGATGCAGACCGCGATGACTTGCTTGGCGTTTTTATGGGAATGCCTGTTGATATTGGCAATTTGCCAACACAAATATCTGGTGGACAATTTCAGGGTTATGTCGAGGGCTGGTCTTGGAGCACACGATTTAACGAATTGTTTTTGACAATCAATGTTTCACCAACCGCATTTAGCCAAGTGGCGATGCGTTGGAATACTGTGCCAATAACTGAGGCTTGGAACATAGTTGATCCAACTTTGACATGGGAATACGCTACAATTGTAGCCTGATGGAAAGAGAGATAAATGGCTAATCCGACCACAAATTATTCGTTTGCGATGCCTACGAATACCGATTTGGTTAAAGATTTACCTGCTGACTTTGAAACATTTGGTCAAGCAGTTGATACACAATTAAAAAATTTAAGTCCGGGAACTACTGCTGGCGATGTTGATTATTACACATCATCAACTGCTAAAGCTAGAGTTGGCATTGGAACTGCTGGACAAGTATTAACTGTTAATTCTGGTGCAACTGCTCCTGAATGGACAACTCTTGCAACTGGTGGAATGACATTATTATCAACAACTTCATTAACTGGTGCAACAACTACAATATCTGGAATTAGTGGTTCCTATAAAACTTTAATTGCTCATATTTATGGCATTACAAATGCAACTGGAAATGGTGATTTTAGAATTGCTCCAAATGCTGATACAGGAATTACTGGTTTAACAGGACATTACGGAGATACACAAGCCAATAATGATACTTTTGTGCAGGGAACACTTGGTTATTTGTTAGGAAATTATGGCCCTTATGATGTCGATAGAACTGTTAGCACAAATTTTTGGCAATTAGAAATTCCAAGATATACAGATGCAGTTAATTACAAGACTTTTTTTCTATTCGGTCAATTTAGAAAAGGCACCACCGCTCACGATGCTTGGATTCAAGTCAATGGTTTGATTAAAACAACTTCAGCAATTACTTCTTTGGTTTTTAGCAATTCAGGTGGCAATTTATCAACAGGCACAGTTCTACTTTATGGAGTAAATTAAAATGGCAAAAACAAATAGACCAATGATAAGAATTCATAATTTAGAAACAAATGAAATAATTGACCGCGAAATGAATGATGAGGAGTTTGCACAATACGAAGTAGATCAGGCTAAGAGTGCAGCAATAAAAGCCGAAGTTGAAGCAAAGGCTGCCGAAAAGCAAGCAATTTTAGATCGCATTGGCTTAACTGCTGATGAACTTAAAATGATACTTGGCTAATGAAGCCTTATCTATCTAAAGCTGCTGAAACATTACGCGACCAAATAAATGGAGCGTTTGTGGGTAGGAGCAGGAAAGCTGATGGATGGATCGGCGATAATAAGCACGCATCTCGAAAATCCGATCACAACCCAAGACCTGACGGAGAAGTTTGCGCGATCGACATTGACGCTGGCTTATCTGACGAACAAGGGATTAGTTATGATTTGGCAGATCAGCTTCGACTCGCAGCAAAAAAAGATAAGCGTATATCTTACATAATCCACAATGGCAAAATTGCTAGTGCCAGATCATTATGGAAGTTTAGAAAATATACTGGGATAAATCCCCACGACAAACATATCCATATCTCATTCAAGCCAAATGCAACTGGCGAGAAGTTCGACATCCCACTACTGAAAGGCAACTAAATGAAACTATCTAATAAACACAAAGCAGCAATTAAGTCATATTTGAGGGCTGTTGCAGCTAGTGGAATTGCCTGTGCGCTGGCAATTGCAGCTGACCTACATCCTGCTTATGCCGCATTGCTTGGTTCAATTGTTGCGCCAATAGTTAAAGCTCTTGATCCAAACTCTGGCTTAGAGGTTGATTACGGAATCAATGCAAAATGACACCAAACGAATGGGCTGGCTTTGCCGCTGGTATCTGCGCCGTCGTAACAAGTTTATTACTGGGTCTGCGCTTTCTTATTAAAGGCTGGCTTAACGAATTGCGACCAAATGGTGGCAGTTCGATGAAGGATCAGTTAAATCGACTTGAACAGCGTGTCGATGAATTGTTTGTAATAATATCTAAGTCATAATTTTAATCATGGCGAACACACGAAAACGCGCTAAACGAAAAAAAGTTAATCGGAGAGTAGTTCGCCACACTCCTGAGCCATTGACAAAACTGGATCAATTCTATATCGCCAAACATGAGATATTTAAAGCTGCTCGTCGCGCAGGATTTTCTGAATCTATAGCGTTGTATCTTATGGACAGCGATCGAATGCCAGATTGGATAGTCGGAGATGGCAACATAATCCCAGTTATTCCAACTCCAGATGAGGATGACGATTAAGCGATATTTGGTAATTTCTGATTTACAGATTCCATACCATCATGAACAAGCCGTAAGAAATGTAATTAAGTTAGCAAAAAGGGAGCGATTTGATAGTGTTCTTTGTGTCGGTGATGAAATCGATTTTCAAACCATTAGTCGTTGGGCTGAAAAAACACCTTTGGCTTATCAACAAACTTTGGATGATGACCGCAGCTCTACCCAAGAAATTCTTTGGGCTCTCACACAACACAGCCGAGAAGCTCACATTATCCGCAGTAATCATACTGATCGCCTTTATAACACTTTATTAAAAGTTCCAGGACTTATAAGTCTGCCTGAGCTGCAATATGCCAAGTTCATGGATTTTGAATCTATGGGCATTACATTCCATAAGACATTTTACGAATTTGAAAAAGGCTGGATTTTAGCTCATGGCGACGAAGCCAACATATCTCAGAACGCTGGACAGACTGCCCTAAATCTTGCCAAAAAGGCGGGTAAGAGCGTGGTTTGTGGGCATACCCATAGGCTGGGTATATCAGCCTACTCTGAGGGGCTCTACGGGGCTTATAGACCCCTTTATGGGGTTGAAACAGGCAACCTTATGAACCGCGCCAAAGCAAGTTATACAAAAGGCTTGGCTAATTGGCAAATGGGCATAGTTATTCTTGATTGGGATGGCAAAAATATGAGCGTGCAAATGATTCCAATAAACAAAGATGGCTCATTTACAGCTTTAGGAAAGTCTTATGGGGCGTGAAACCGATTATCAGCCACGCACGATTGATAACCATATCGACGATTTTGAGGATATTAGCGTTATCTAATCGTTATAAAACATTAGCCCTGAAATGGTTGCGCTGTCGGTAAATAGGGTCATACTAAACCCTAACTGAACAAGGCGTTCAGCTTAAGGGAGCAAAATGACATTTGAAAATTTTGTTTATTTAAGTATCGCTTTATTTACTGGCACATTTTTTTTGCTGGGTTATATTGACGATCAAAAACAAACACATTACTGGCGCGGTCGCAAAGATGGCTGGGATATGCACAGACGCATGACAAATATCAAAAATGAGCGGGTATTTGATTATGACAAAGACTGAGCAATTATTTGATGATGCAGTCAGCCTTATCCACGCACGCGGATCGCAATATGGACAT